TCCGCATCATCTAATGAGGTAGCTGTATACGGAACGACTAATTCATCTGCAGGTACAAATTTTGATACGACTCTACCTATTGGCACATCGTAATAAACTTTTTTAAATGTTGATCCTGATAATGGTAAATGAAATAACATAGCATCAAACTCTGCTTCGTATTCTTTCATCTGATCCATAATTAAATAATTCATAAAATCTTTAACACGAACAGCTTGTTGTTCGGTCTGTGAATTCTTGACACCAACTACCTGTGTCCTTACCGGTCCATCACTTGGTAGTAATTCTTTATATGCCTGAGCTTGAAACTGTGTGACTGCTTCTGCTAAAACAGGGTGCGTGGCTCCTGAAGCTCCTTGAAATGGTTCTGTTCTATTTTCGTATTTAAATCCTAAAAGATCTAAACCTTGTGTGTAAGACTGTTCCCAATCTTTTCTTGATGCTTTGTAGTCCATAAAATTTTGAACCATATCACTGCCAATTGGCTCTAATACATCGTCTGGTAAAAGATCTGCTAGATTATCAAAATGTGATTCTGTGCCAGGCACATTAATTGATCCTGGTTCAAAGTCTAATGTTACACCACCGTCTTCTTCTGGTATAACTTCTATTGGTCCTTTTTCGGGTTCTTGTTCCTGAACATTTACTTGTTCCGCTATCTCTTCTTCTGAAGGGACATCGATCTTAGTTCTAGTGTTCGGGAGTCCTTTGTCTATTTCTGCCATTTAATACTCCTATATTTTCATACCACGTTTCATTAATGATAGCAACCCTTGTGGGTTAGGTCCTCTTTCTGGTGGTGGGCCTGACTTATCTCCACCTGATAAACCACCTATTGAAAAATATTTTCTCATAGCCTCTCTTGCATATAGACCAAATTTCTTTTTTCCACCTAAGCTTCGATAATATTTATATTGATTATATATATCATCCTGCATTTCTTTTAAAAATGAATAAGCATCTTCAGTATAACCGCCATTTGAAAACGCTTTAGGCATTGTTAGATCTATATTCATGGGTTGTTGTCCTACCTCTTCAAAATCATCTGTCATTTGTGCTAAATCTTTTGCTCGCTCTTCTGCAGCAAATTCTGGATCGGTTCTTCTTTTATAACTATCAATCGCTACGTCTGCGTCTCCAGCGTCAAAAGCTTTTATTTTATCCATAAGGTTTAAGTCTATACCCGCTGCTTCTGCTTTATTTTGAGCAGAAAAAACAGCGTATGGTCCCATAGCATAACTTAAAGGTTTTATAACTTTACCGGCAGTTTTTAAAACCTTACCGGCCCCAGACAAAAATTTGTCTAGTCTTTGTCTTCCTATATTTTTATCAATTAAACCCGCATCAGTTGCTTCTTTTAAAGTTTGTTCAGCAAGATTAGCTTTAATAGTTAAATCATCAAGGCTATTTTTTTTTATTTTTCCTAAATCTTGATCTACTAAACCTATTCCTAATTGTTTAAATACATTTCCACCTCTTCTTACAGTTAAATCATTTGCGTCTATTGTAACAGCATTAACTCTATCTTTTAACAAAGGATATTTTTTAACAGTTTTATCTATAAAAATTTGTATTCTTTCATTGGAGTTTATAATTTTATTTTGTAAATATTCCGGAACTTCTTTACCAGCATCCATAAATTTTTTAGCTTGATTATATAATTTTTTTTGTTCTGGATAAAAATTTTTTTTAAGATTAGCTTCTAAAGTTCTAACTCCACCTTCAAATTTTCTTATGCCTTCTCTATTAGCTCTATAAAATTGTGGATTTAAATCTTCAGGTCTTAATTTTTGTTTTAATAATTTTAATTGATCAATACTTGATTGATGCCCCATATCAATTGGCAAAAATTTTCTTTTCTTACCACTTATTGCTCCAGTTGTTTCAGCTGGTTTTAAACCTAAACCTTCTTGAACTTCTTTTTTAAATTGATAAAGTTCTTTTTCATAATCTTTAGAGCCTAAAAGATCTAATTTTTTCTTTCTTCTTTTTCTAGTTTCTGCCTGAAGAACACTAACAGGATCATCACTTAACCTAGGTCTTGGTTTTTTTTCAAATGTTAGATTTTTAAATTCTGATTCTTTTTTAACAACATCTACTGCTTTTCTAAATTGATCATCATCTGGAAAAAGATTCATGTCTACAAGTTTTCTAATATCTTCATTAGAAAAAGATTTACCTCCTACTTTTATAATACTATTTAAAGCTTTTCTAATTTCAGCTTGGCCTCCTGTTTGTTTTTTAAAACCAATTGGTTGTCCTTTAGATTGTTTACCTGTATCTTTTTTAATACCTTTTACCGAATCTCTATACTTTTCTGCAGCTTTTAAAGCTCCTGCCTTACCGCCATAATCATCAAATTTAAAATTTTTATAAAATCTTTGACCTTTTCCTTTTTTTCCTCCACCTACTCCTCCTCTAATAACCTGAACTTCAAAAGTATTGGCTCCTGTTGTTGATAATCTAATATTAGGTCCAAACTCACCACTATACCCAGGTCTAGATCCATCGGCGCTTGGCTTTACTAACATACCACCATCAGCCATGTTAAATGGTCTTTCTAAATTTTTTCTCTGTAGGTATTCTTCGTATGTTTCCTGTGATGGGTCAAAGTCTTTTAGTAATTCATCTTTCAAGGAACCTGGCTCTAAATCATCTACTAGTTGTGTAGTTAAAAATTGTCTGGTTCTATTTCTACCAGTTCGTAAATATTGATTTAATTCTTTTATTTCTTTAGGGCCGAACTTCATTATTCTCCTAACATGTAACCGATACCGCCACCGCCTGCTTTTTTAACTCTGTCTTCAATAACCTCTATGATGTCATCTTCAATGCCACCAGTCTCATCCATTCTTCCAGGTTTGTAATAAATTTCTTTACCATCTTTTTTAATTATGTAACTGCCATCTGCAATATCTTCTTCTACTTCTACTTTTCCTAATTTCTTTTTAGTGACCATCTCTTTTACTCTTTTACCTTTTAATGATATAAATTTACCTGCCGACATAACTGTCTCTACAAGTTTTGCTAATGCTGGTCCTGATATCTCCGCAGCTTTTGCAACAACAGGCGCTGCTACTTTACCAACTTTACCTAATCCAAAAGGTAATAGTGATGCAAGTCCAACAGCTGCTTTCATAAAAGATCTTCTCCTAGGATCTTTTGGTCCATCCTTGTAACCTATACGTCCACCCTCTGCAAAAAGTCCAAAACCACCAGATCCTGAAAGTAGATTCAAACCCTCTGCTAATCCAATCTCACCGTATAAAATTCCTTCTAACTGATTTGAAAATTTATTTTCACTACTAAAAGGTTTTAACGATTTTAAAAATCCAGCTATTTTGCCTTCTTTAAACCCTGCACGTCCACCTTGTGCCATGTCTTCTGGGTCGTCTAATTTTTTCTTTTTATCTTTTAAATTTTTTACAGCTCGTTTGTTTGCAGCTTCTATTGCAGCTTTAATTCTATTCTCTTCTTTTTGTAATTTAGCTGCACCTTTTGGATCTGTTTTTTTTACAAATTCTATAAATCCTTCTCCTGTGTCTTCTGTAATATCTTGGGTGCCTCCCATAATATTTTTTTTAGGATCTAATTTTTTACCCTGTAAATCAAAAAGATCTGCTACTTTTTCTTTACCCTTATTAATAATATTACCAGCTTTATCTTTTATTCCCGTGATGTATCTGTCCTCAAACTCTTGAACTTGTTTTGCCTGGTTCATAATATAATCTCTTTGTGATTTTGTTAGTTTGGCTTTTGTCATCTTTGCAGCCATCATGATTTTTGCAAGACCGCTACTTATCTGATTATGTAACTCAGGAGTCATCTGGTTAAATGGAATAACCTTTTGATTTTTTAATCCTAAGAAGAGACCTTTAATTATACTCATTAATAATAATTCCTTTTACGTTGACCGATTTTTTCATCGATATAATCTTCAGGGTGTCCGATCAGACCGCCCTGTCTGAATCGCATAATTGCTTGAGTTGTACTATCAACCAAGTCATCATGATCACCATAAGGAAACGCAGCGCATTCTTCAATGACGTCATCTGCAAATTTCTGCTCAGGCGCATATATCATACCAGATTCGAACAAAGGTGCAACCGCATTTACACGAGCATGCTTATCGTTGCCTTTGCTTGGTGTAAAGTTTACTACCGGTATATCCATCTGTCTAAGCTCGTATGTTAGTGGCAGACCTGATGCTTTTGCCTCGACAATTACAGATTCTGGTTGCCAGTAACTATATTGTTCAAGAGCCAATCTTCTTAATTCTGGAAACTCGTATCTACCTTTTACTGCATCTAATAATATTAAACAGGCTGGACTATCCTCACTAGGATAGAATACACCCCATGTGGTGATAGCTGAGTAATCTGCTGTCTCTTTTTTTAAAAATGCAGTATCGTAAGATTGTATGACATGATGTAGATGTGGAATATTTTCATCGGTGTATTTCATCCACCACTCACGTTTTAATATAGCACCTTCTTCTGCTGTTGG